ATCAGTGAAAATTAACTGATTTATTAGACATTTGAAACTATCTAAAACTTCATCTTCATTTGATCTTCTTATTAAATCAAAAGATCTTTCAATATCATATTGAAAATACATATCATTATTTATCAATAAATTTTCATTTTTATTTGTGACAGTGAAGTTCGAAACATCATACAATAAATCATGTTTATGCTCAGCTGAGTTGAAAAAGTAAAGACTACTCTCTCTTCCATAGTCAAAAAAACTCTGCACATAATTCCTTTTTTCTGTATAGTCCTTCACAGTTTTGAAATTAAAAAAATCTAAAATTGAATTATATTCGTTTAATATTTCTTCTTTGTTTAATATATTAACATAATTGTTAAACACGTAAGAATACTCGCTATTTAATAATAAATAAAATATATTTATACTCATCTTAGTGAATCTTAAGTTGTTTCTGAATATTCTAATTGATCTCTCCTTTGTGTCAGTTAAATAGTATTTCATATCGGAGGAATATGTGTAATTTACATCTGTTGATCTTTCACAATCAGACAAATTTTGCTTATTGAGATATATAAACCTTCCTATCCTCTCGAAATTTAATTTGATAAAATCTTCATTCATATCAGTTCTGTTTATATTTATTTCTATAAATTCTAGTATATCATTAGCACTCATCTTTTGAGGTTTTCCTGAATCTTTGTCAATTTTTATAGGATTGTTATGCATTTTAAGAACATAAGATTTACTAAATTTGTTAAGAAAGAATCTATTTTTATTGATTATTCCATTAGGTCTGAACATTTCTCTTTTAGTAGTTATCATATCACTTAAGACTTTATCATAAATTTCAGTGGATTTTGATTTCATGTCCATGTTTATAAATTTGCTTTTCACATCTTTATTTCTCTCTTCTCGGTATGGAGATAATTTTTCATTTAGAATTTTAAATTCATTATTATTCCAATGATAATTAACAGCTAATGATAAAATTCCTAAAGGAATGTTATCTTGATAGTATTTAATTTTATTGACATAATCAGAATAGGCACCATATAATCTGTAATTCAAAAAAGTTGTTAATAATCTACCAAAAGAATCTATTGTTAAAAATTGCGACCATACAGGTAGTTTATAGTGTTGATTTATATAAGTGTAATTTATTATTTCCATAATATGAGAACCTATTAAATCGTTGGTTTTTGAATAATATTCAGAACATCTATTAAGAATGTACTTATAGCTATTGGAATAGCTAGTATTCGTCAGAGAATATAGAATATTCGCATTTGATTTATAACCATTGTCTAATAGTTGACCCTCAATGTTTTGAACTCCTACCATTTCTGAACAGATGACAGAATAAGAATTTTTTGTCTCAGATGTTGATAAAGAAAATAGTTTAGGAGTTAAATTACTATACAATACAAAATCTTTATGATGTCTTTTATTCAATAGTATAACCTCATTTTTATCATCTGAATGAGCTAATTGCATCCAAAGTTTCTTCAAGTTCTCAAGATAATTTTCGTCTTTAGTTTTAAGATACATATGCATAGAGAAAATTTTCATTCTAAAACATTGTTCCATAGAATGTACAAAAGATGATATGTTGTGAAATATTCCTTGTTCCCATCCTAAAATGTCTATACTTCTAAAAAATTCACTAAAATCCTCAGTGTTTTGTTCTATTTCTTTTTGTTCTAAATTTTTAGGTATTAAGGCTTTCATATTTATCATATTGCTAAGTATATGAAGCAAAAGATTTTTGATTTTGAGCGTCATCATTTTCAAGTGAGTCATTAACTCTACTAGTATAATGAATTTAATAAAGACATCTTGTCCAGACCATTTACCCATGTCACCATTCAGATAAAATGCTTCTTCTTCTTTTTTTGTGAATAATTCTCTAGTAGTGTTTCTTATTTTTTCCAACTTAGTGGACTGAGATTGAACAACCAATTCTCTTTTTGACATTTTATTGTATATATAAAATACATTTTGCACTATATAAGCACAAGTTTTTGAAACAATATTTAAAAGATAGATTTCTCTTGAGTCTTCAGGTTGTTCCTTTTTAGATATAATAGATAATTTCATTAGTTCCTTGCATTTATAAATTCCTAGATCTGAATCTTTGATAGTCATTTCTACTATTTTATTAATAAATAATATAGGTGAAACCATTTCATCATCATTGAATATTGATTTTAATACTCTAGCATACTCTTCTATCATTATAGACTTACATTTAATAGTAGAATAGTCAGTATCTTTAATCAACTTTGATTTGTCTTTATTAGATCTCTTGCCAAATGATGTGAAAACAGTCATGCACTTGGCTGATGTCAAAAATCTTGATTCAAAATTCTTAGTTAATAACCTTTTTAATTTCTCATCAAATTCTTCTTCTTTGACTAGAAATTTGTCATTTTCTCTAATTAGATATTTTAGAGAGAAATACATACTCTCTAAACTGACAAACTTATGATTGAAGTCTATTTCTTCTATATCACAACACATTCTGTTAATATTGTTATTGAATTTTGAGGATTCTATAACACTGTTATTTTTCTTAATTCCTCTGGTAAATCCTAGAATATCATGATTAATTATAGTTGTGTTTTTGTAAACATGGTTGTAATATGTTCCATACTCTATATAATCTTGAATTGAACTAACAGTAAAGAACCATGTCTTGAGTTTTATTATCTTAGATTTAGTTTTTAATTCTTGAACTTTCTTAAAATTTTCAACTATATTATTAACTGATAACTTTGAAACATAATAGTACAGTTTTATGGACATTAAATTATTATATATGTATTTATTACATAATCTGTCAAAATCACTGTATTCTGAGAATGTAATGACATTACTAAATTTGTATAATGATAATATTTTTTTTACAGGAGATGAACAATGAAAAAGAAGATTAAATAATAAGATGAAATTTTTGATTATATTTAATATTTGTTTTTTATCCTTAAGGTATAAAAGAACAGACTGTTGATATAAATTAAAAAATAAAAATGACTTATAGTGCAACTTATCAACAGAGTCAGTAAAAACATTTGTGAACCTAATATTTTTAGTTTTATTTTTAAAAATACTTTCATCATTAGATAATGATTTGGAAACTAATAAGTAACTTAAACATCTTTTATCATTGACAACCTTCTTAGCATCAGTACATATAATGGCAATGTTTTTAAACCCATTGTCATTTATATAATACATTGAATTAGAATTGTTTTTCCCAACTATTTTGTCAAACTCTAAAGATTTTATTAAATTACTTATTTTGAAAGCAGATTGAATTCCTCCTGATCTGAAAAACATGTCATTAAATTCTTTCAAAGTTTCATAAGAAACTCCCAAATGAGGGGAATGCTTAAAATCTTCATATTGATCATAGTTTATTAATTCCTCATAATCACAGCAAGCAGACTGATCATTTAAAATCTTATCAATTGTTATTTCGTCAATTTCATTGAAACTTGTCATTTTTATATTCTTTATTTTATCGTTATATTTATCAGTCTCACTTCTCTGCTTTTTAATTTTTCTGGCTTCAGATTTTTTCTGCATTTGAGATTCAATTTTTGAAAGTAGATCAGTTTCAATATCTTTTTTATCATAATATCTTTCTGATCTATTTGACTTAAGATTTAAGATTTCTCTTCCTATTTCTTTGATTTTTAGTATCAGAGGTAATATCAAATCTTTTTTATCACTAGACACCATTGAAAGTAAAAAATCTGTATTATATTCATTTATAGACTTAATAGAAAATTTTAGTTTATATTCAGAATTGAGCTCTTCTAGTGATAATTTTCTTTCGTTTTTAAGTGTATTGTAAGCTCTGAATTTTTCAGAGAATTTTTCATCTAATATATTTTCTAGTATACTATTAGTGGCTGACTTATCTAGGATGACTGTTATAAATGATTTTTTCTTACTAGTTAAATCGAAATTCTTACCAGAACAGAATATTTCCTCATGTTGGAAATAATCATAATTCTTCATTGATATTTCAGATTTATTAGTGCAGAATTTATTATTATCTTCATTGTTTATTTTTTTAATAAGTTTTTCAATGAACTCATATTCGTTTATATTATCCAACTTGTCTATATCCTTACTGCCTAGTAAAATATTGTGACCATTTTGTATTTCTATTAATTTATCATTATAAAAGTCAATATCAGTTTGTATCTCATCAGGTTTAAGTCTTGATATATT